TTGTGAAGCGTTGGATCTTCAACCCCACGATCAACAAAGCCGAACTCGTCGATGGCGTCAGGCGCGCCATCAACCCACTGCGTTCTGAGGGCTACTACTTCGAGTTGGACCGTGATGGTTGGCGGCTCAATTACGAATCGACCTACGACACCGAGCGCGAGTGCTTAGAGGCGATGGCGCAGAGGTTCGAGCGATTTGCTGAGGAGCACCAAGCGTGCATGGAAACCGCCAAGGCTGACCGCAACGACCGCAAGGCACGCGCCCGAGAGTTTCGCAAGCGGATCGAGGCGTTGCCATGATCTTCATCGAAGGCACGTGGTACCACGAGAGCGTCGATTGGGCGAGCGAGATGAGCGAGTCTGAGACCGTCCGCATCGACAAGATCGACACCGCCGAGAGCACGGTAACGCTTGGTCCTTACGAGGCATCCGCGACCGTCAATCTCCGGTTGCCGTACGACTACACCGTCGGCGGTACCGACGCCATCGACGTGCGCTGGAATCCCAACGACCCGCGACCTGACGGCAACCGAGCACAGCGCAGAGCGTACCGCTTCAACAAACCACAAGCAAAGTGAGTCTGTCGATGGATGCGAAGCCCATGGTTCCGACTGCACAGGCTGTAATCGCGGCGTATGAGGCGCTCTACGACCACATCCCAACGCTGTACGTAAGCATTGGCGAAGACGGCAAGCTTTGCGGTGCGATCGGTTGGTGGGAGGTCTGCACCGAGGACTGCGACCACTGCGCGCTCTCGATTGATGAGAACGGCGAAGAGGAAGTCTTTGAGGCGGAGGGCGATACGCTAGAGGAGGTGCTCGCGGACCTCGCGGCTCAGCTCCGCAAAGAGCAAGCACAGACCCCCGTGACTCGGCTCGCCACGGAGTAGGTGACTCACAGGCATGGGAATCGCAAAGTGGAAGCAGGCCCAGCGCTCCCAACTACGGGCTTTTCTAGCCTCGCGAAAGGCGAGCGGCTGTATCGACTGCGGCGAAAAGAGGCTCCCATGTCTAGAGTTCCATCACACGCACGGCAAGGACTTCACCATCTCGCACGCGGTAAGGCAAAGGCTCTCGATCGCTCGCGTGGAGCAGGAGCTAGCGCGCTGCGTCTTGGTCTGTCGAAACTGCCACGCCTGGCGACACCACTGCGCTCGCGTTGCGATGATGACGAGCCCAGCCTAGTGCGAGAGATCGCCATTGGCGTGTTCGTCGCCGCTCTGGTCAAGGGCGCTGAGACTGCGGCTCAATACGTCGTGAGCGGACTCTTCGAGGGCTCCGAGGCGGAGTCAGAAGGGATCGAGGTAGACGTTGACCTACTCGCGGATGCCGTCGCTGAACGCCTCGGCTCGAGAGTCTCCAGCGACTGCGACGACTGCGGTTGCGCAGATTGCCAGTGCGACTGCCACGGAGACGAAGAGGAGTAGGATCGAGTGGACCATTGCACGCTGTGAGCGCTGCGATGGCCTCGGTCTACTTGCTGCCTCGTGCTGCCCAGTCTGCAAAGGATACGGCACTCACCACCAACGAGTGCAAGTGGAGATAGAGTGACCGACCTACGCCAACACGCTCGCCAGTGCGCTGAGCAATTTGACCTCGCCAACCGCGCTGTGAGCGCTTTGGAGCGCGAGCAATTCGGCCGTGACCTGATCGCACACCGACAAGGCGAGCCCTACCCGCACCGCTGGACGCCTGACGCTGGGCTGTGCGAAGTGCGCTCGCTCGAGGCGTGGGATGCGCTCACCGAGGGCCACAAGAGCCACCCTGAGGCGCGTCGCGTTGCCTGAGCTTTGCTCTAGCTGTCACCGCTCCGAATGTGAGCCGCGGCACTCGTGTTTCGCTGCTTTCGTGGCTGCTTTGCCAGAACAACCCTCACCTGCCCTAGTGGCGAAACCCGGCCTCCGTCCTTGTCTCGACAAGGAATTGGCCGCCGGGTCTGTCGAGGTGCTACCTTGTGCATGCACAGGAGACGAGACGGATGGCTGATGGCTGCGTAACGCGGGAGTTTGCTGAGTGTTTGAAGGATTTGACTCGATGACTTCGCAGGAGCAGGTGGCGTTCCGCGAGGAATACCATCTCCGACGGCGCATCAACTCCATTCAAGACTGCGCTATCAGTGTGCAGATCGCACATGGAGAGGACGCGCGCCTCGTCGCTGTTGATTGCGACGAAGGCATGTTCAAGCCCGTTGTAATGCGTGGTGCCGAGGTTGTCCGCGAGTTGCACCCTCGCAGAACCGAGTGGTCTGCTTTGACCTCCGGGCACGAGATCCTCACCGATGCCATTCGCGAGTGCGGCCCGGAAGCGTTTACCGCAGGAACAGCGCCGGTGCTCGAACGGATCGAGAAGCTACGACCCGCTCAGATGCGGCTCGCTGCTGAAGTGGAGCCGTCGCACTGGGGCAGGGATTGGCTCGCCGCGTATCGCTTCTCGCAACGGTTGAATAACGCGGGAGTTTGCTGATGGTGTCGATTGATGCGTTGTTCGAGGTGATTGAGGGGATGGCCGGCGCGGGGGCAACTCTGAAGCTGAGCCATCGCAGCGGTGGGTATGTGGTCGATGTCAATTCTGAGACCGGCTCTCCAAAGTACTCATCGGGTGGCGATACACCGATGCAAGCGCTCGCGAACCTTGCTAAGGGGCTGGCCTCTACCGCCGAGCAGAAAGCCTCAGACCACGCACACCTCGTTGCTCAGTACACGTTGACCGCCGACACTGCAAAGCGCCTCGCGATCCAAGCGAAGCGCGTGGTTGATGGCTTCGCACAAGGGGTGAGCGAGTGACCTACGATTGGCTGATCGAGAGCGTTCTGCGTGACGCCACCATCACGATTGAGGCGCAGTCGTTGCTGCCGACGCTTGAGAGTATCTCGTGCCGTTGGAAGCTCGCGATCGAGCACCAAAAACACACGGACAAGCAGAACGCCGAGCTTCGCGCTCGCGTGGACGAACTCGAGAAAGAGAACGACCGGCTCTCTCGCGCGCTGGCTGGTCGCAAGTGACACCAGCCGAGCAAGCACAGCGCATCATCGACGATTGGAACAACGGCATCCCGCACCAATACAGCGAGGTCATCGACGTGGTTGTGGCACTAGCCAACCAGATCGCAGAGCACCAGCGAGTCAACGAGACGTTCGCGGCGTTCGATGAGTTGAAGGCTGAGGTCTTCGAGCTGGCAGCGGTGAGCAAATGACCGGCATCGAAGCCGCCCGCGAGGTCTTCGCTGACCTCGACGTGGCCTATGAGACACCGTACGGCGACGTTGTGCATGCGCTGAGTCTGCTGCTCAGAGACCACGAAGAGCTACTCGCGAAGTACGACGCGCTCGAAGCGAAGCACGACGCGCTCCGGGCCGCGCACCTATTCAACGCGACTTTCACCGTCTCCGCAGTGGGCGGGACGATGCTCAAACAGTGAGGTTTTCAATGAAACGTTTTGCAATGCGCCTTGCTCTTCGCGCGTCGGGTTGGTGGGCCAACAAGCTCTTCGACTTGGCTGAAGCGATCGACGCAATGGACAACCGGCCGCCGCCTCCTCCGAGTGCACCGGCCGTAGTAACTCCCGCACCAGCGAAGAAGGCTGCGACGCCCAAGGTCAAGCACTGCTACTACTGCGGTGTCGTGACGCGCTTCGGAGTCTGCGCCTGCGGACTTGCGCCCGGAATTGCTCAGCGCTTCGCCGCTGGCGGAGCCTGCTGATGCCCAAGCGCGAGCGTAAGCCCGTGCCGCTCGTGCCGCTGGACTGGTCGCAAGAGCTATGGGACAAAGTGCTGGAGCGCATCCGTGAAGGGGCTCCACCAAGCCGCGCCGCTACCGCCGAGGGTATTCCCTCGTTTCAGTGGGCTGCTTGGACGAATCCAGACTTGACGCCAATGTCTCGCGAGAAAGCGCGGCAGGTGTTGCAGGCCGAAGCGCATGCCGAGTGCGAGATGGTCAAGTCTGTCAGGCTGGGCGATACCACCTGGCGCTCCAATGCGTGGTTGCTCGAACGTCGATGGCCTGAGCGATGGAGTGAGCACCGCGACAAGCAGGGCACCGAGGGGCCGTTGCAGGTCGTGGTCAAGCTCGCGAGCGATGACGCGGAGGATGAATGAGCTGGTATGAGATCGACTGCGAACGCTGCGGTGGATACACGAGCCACACTCCAACGTGCCCCGTCACGCTAGAACGCAAGCGCGCTGCGGACGCTGCGAAGCGCGTCGAGCCCAAAGCAGCCCAGCAAGGCGGCCGCAAGTACCGCTACGAGGGTCGCGTGTATCAAATCGTCGTTCAAGCGCGCTCGCCTAGTGGGCCGGTGACTCTAGAGACTATCGACGATCCTAAAGAGACGATCAGCACAACGAACGATCGTCTTGCTGTGCTGGGGATCTTCGAGCCGGTGGGTGATTGAAGCACGAGTTGCCTTGGACTCTCTCTCGCCCGCAGTCTCGGATGTTTCGCTCGAAAGCCCGCTACCTCGTGTGTGTGGCTGGGCGTCGCTTTGGCAAGACCATATTTGCGCTCGTATGGCTCGTCTCCGAGGTCTGCAATCGACCGCCGGGAGCGCTGGGGTACTACGTCGCGCCGTACCGCGTCATGGCGAAGGCTATCGCTTGGGACAAGCTCTTGCAGCTCACTCGAGGCTGGCGCAAGTCGTACAACCTCGGTGAGCTTTCGGTAACGCTGCCCGGTGATCGCAAGATCGTACTCAAGGGCGCGGACGATCCCGAAACGCTCGAAGGCGTTGGACTATCGGCCGTAGTGCTCGATGAGTTCGCCCGCATGAAACTGGACGCTTGGTCGAAGTCGATTCGACCGGCGCTCAGCGACAACGGCGGACGAGCACTGTTCTGCGGGAAACCGCGTGGGCACAATCACCTTAAGGAATTCTACGAGCGCGGCATCAATCGCGCTGAGTGGCCCGAGTGGCAGTCGTGGCTCTGGACAACGCTGGACGGCGGCAACGTCGCTGAGGCTGACGTTCAAGACGCTGCGCGTTCTCTGCCGCAGAAGGTGTACAGGCAAGAGTACGAAGCCACGTTTGAGACGCTCGCGGGGCGAGTGTACGATGGGTTCGCTCGACGGACGCACGTTGTGCCGCATGCGGAGCTGGAGAAGCTCTACAAGAGCGGTGGACGGTGGCGGTTCAATCGGATCGCGATTGGTACCGACTTCGGCTGGACGGACCCCGGAGCGTGTCTCGTAGTCGGAAAGACTGGCACGGGACAGTATGTTGTGATCGCTGAAGAGTACCACCAGCACGTTCTCGTTGCTGATCCGGGTTGGCTCACGATCTACAAGGACCTTCGCGATGAATACCGTCCGGGCGGCTTCTACGCTGACCCTTCGGAGCCCGGCAACATCACAGCGATGCGCAAGCACCTTGGTGGAAGCCCGCCCGTGTACAACGCCGACAACCGCATCACCGAGGGCATCCGCAAGATCAACGAGGCAATGCTCCCGCGTCGCGATGGCAGTACGGGATTCATTGTCTCGGATCGCTGTGTGAACTTCATCAAAGAACTTGAAGAGTACGTCTACAAAGAGGTCCGCGGTGTGACCACCGAAGAGCCGGTTGACGTGGGAAACCATTTGCTCGACTGCGCTAGGTACGCCATCGCCGGGCTGTCTTCGTAGTCGCAGAGGTAGACTTGAGCGGTACATCGTACGACCAGCTTCGAGCGCAATGGCGCTTTGAGCACGATAGCTATTGGGGCGGCGAACGCTATCGCTATCCGAGCGAAACAAATCTCTCGCAAGCCCGCACTCGCACGGTGATTTACACCGAGGACAACCAGGTCTCTCGCGTCGAGGATCGCTCGCATTGGAGCTACCTGCTCCCTCATCCGAGCGAGAGCGATGAGTCGTTTGTGATGCGCTTGCGCATCGCCAACTACGTCAACGTCGTGCAGCCCGTTGTGGATGCGTACGCCGAAGCGACCACTGCTCGCGTCAAGCGCTCGGGCGGTTCGGTCGCTCGCTACCTAGAGGACGTTGACCGTCAAGGCAATACGTGGGCGGAGCACGTCGAGGACGTTGCGAAGTGGGCTGCCGTCTACGGTTGGGTTGCCTGTATCGCTGACACGCCAAGGCACTCAGGCGTTCTCTCAAGAGCCGCGGAGCAAGAGCTAGGGGTAAGACCCTACGTCTGCACTGTGCACCCGCCAGCGATCGCTTGGACCGAGGTGAATGGCGCGGGCAGGCTCACGGAGTTTGCCTACGTCGAGGAAGCGTTCGCAGACACCACTGGCAGCAATGCTCAGGTAGTGAAGCTGCGCGTACTGCGCCCCGGCAAGTGGGAGACACGGCAAGTGTCCCTCGCTGGCGGGCAGGACGTGGCTACAGCTCGCGGACTCAACGGCACCATTCTCGAGCAAGGCGAGCTCCCCTCGGTGCTGGGCGATGACCTCCCGGTTGTGTTTGCCTACTACAAGCGGGACAGCTCCTCGAAGTATCCGTTGGGTCAATCGCTGATCGCAGACGCCTGCGACGCAGGGCGAGCGATCTACAATTGCCTCTCGTGGATCTCCGAGATTCACCGGCACGCTGGCTTCCCGTTCTTGGCGATTCCACTGGAACGCACAGGCGGGCAGATCGACGCGATGACCCGCGTACAGATTGGACCGACGAAAGCGCTCCCCTATTCGAGCGCGGCCGGTGCACCCAACTACGTGCAACCGTCGAGCGAGTCACCGCGCGAGTTGCGAGAGCACTGCGTCTGGCTGTTTCAGACGGCGCTGCGAAGCGCTGGTATCGAGATGGCTGCGGATCAATCCTCGCAGGTGCAATCTGGCGAGGCTCTTCGCATCCGGTCGCGCGACTTTGAGGCTCGTGCCGCGCGGTACGCTCGCAATCTCCAGCGGTACGAGCAGCGCATGCTCTCGTTCTTTGCTCGGCTTGCTGGCGTACCCGAGGACTTCACGATCACGTATCCGCAGCGCTTTACCTTGCCTGACCCATCCATTGACCTCACGAACGCCATTCGCGTGCTGACTGAGGTGCCGATTGAGATCGGTGTTGACGCAAAGGTGCGCGCTGTCGGGCAAGTGATGCGCGCCGGGCTTGATATGTCGGACGACGACGCGGTGAAGGTAGAGCGCGAGGTGCGAACGTACTTCGAGGCCGACCGCGACAAGGTAACCAAGCCGCCGCCGATTGTCCGAACTGACGCGCCATGAGTCGCGCGATGCTCTCGCTACTGCGTGAGTCCACCACGGTGATTGGACGCAAGCAGTCAGCGCAGAAGGTGAGCGCTGTGGCAAAGAAAGCGGACTCGAAGCTACTCGCTGTCTTGATCGACTCTCTCGCAAACCTCGACTCCATCGAGCGAATCGAGATTGGCGGAATCGACGGCGAAAACCTAGTCAAGCTGCAATCACTCATCTCCCGCGGTCGTGACTTTACGAAGGCAAACCGCGAGATGGAGTTGACCATTCAGCGCTTTCTCAAAGCGTTGTTCGCTGGCAATCCAGCGCCCACCATGCGGGAGATTGACGCGACGATCGAAGAGGCTGTGATCGGAATTATCGCGCAACGGCTGAAGACTGGCGGCGGTGACGTGAAGAGTTCGTTTAAGCCACTTACGGCGGAATACCAAGCCTACAAGCGCAAGAAGTACCCCAACAGCAAGGGGATTGGATGGGCCACGGGAGAGCTTGCTCACGAGTGGGCCGAACACGGGAACGTTAGAATCGTGAGGAAATAATGGGCTCAAAGGCAAGCAAGAACGATGGCGAGTACGCCTCGGTTGTGCCGATCAATTCGACAACGACCTGCACTCGGCTGGCGTTGACCACATCGAGCGCTACGCTCACCGCGGGCAAGCTCGTTGTGGGCGCCATCTACAAGATGGGGCTTGACCCCAGCGCTTCGGGCTCGGCGTGGATCGACCTTGACGGCGGTACCGCAGTGGCTCCCGCGAGCGACGCGGACGCAACGGCTGGATTCTGGCTCATGCCGGGAGAGACCGAGATCGTCAAGGCTTCGACCAATCTCGTCTCGGGAATCATGCTCGCGGGAACCGGCACGCTGCTCATCACGAGGCTCTCGACGTGATCACCGCCAGCGATGACGGGATGATTCGCAGCCACGACGACGCGCGAGCGCTGCTCACATACACGGTGACGGGCGCCAAAGTGCGAGTCTGGCAGCGAGCTTTTCGCTACGCAGAAGACCGCGTGCTCGAACGCTCGCGGTCCTACGAAATTACGGTGCGACCGCACGGGCGCGAGGAAGTCGCCGTGCTTGGAAGCTACCACCTACCAGTGAACGCAAACGACCTCGCGCGGTCAGCGCGACAGCAAGTGGAGAGCGCGCTCGCTGCGCGCTAAAGACGCAATGGACGAAACGCTTTTGATGCTGGCCGCCGCAATGTTGCAGGCGGCTTCGGATGGCTTTGTGACTCCCGAGGGAGCAGCCCCGACCGTCTCTGAAGACGCCGACGGAAACATCGTCGTGACTGCTGGTGACCAGTCGGTCACCGTCACCGCAGAGGACGCCGCAGACCTCGCGATGGAACTCGCGGACATGATGGGCTCGGAAGAGCCCAGCGACGCAGAGGACGCCCCTGCAGACGCCCCTGCGGCTGACGAAGCGCCCGCGCCGGAGGCTCAATAACCGTGAGCAAGGCATCCGACAAGCTACGAGAGAAGCGCCGCGAAGCCGCGCGTGACCGTGCCGCGACGAACCCAAGTCCAGCACCGGGGAACCTCACTCTCGAAGAAGCCGCAGCGAAAGCAGCTCGCCTCGAGCGAGAGCTAGAACGCCAGCGCAATCAGACCAAGCAACTGCTCGAAAGCGAGCGCGTGAAGGCAAAGAAAGCCGAGCAACGCGCCGCGCAAGTCGAGGCTGACCGTGCTCGTGAACGCCTTCGTGCGCAGGTCGTAAAGAGCGCGCAAACGCTCGGTGCGATGGACCCCGAGGAGACGGCAGACTTGCTGTTGCTTCGGCACAAGTTCGCACCAAGCCCCGACGGCAAACTCGTTCGCGAGGACGATGCAACGGTGGACCTTGACGGGACCATCAAGACGTACCTCGAAGCGCGCCCGTGGGCCGCTCGAAGCACCGTCGCAAGCGGTACCGGCACGACCCCAACCGCAAAGACTACAGGCCCCACGGCCGCTCCTCGAAAGAGCTTCCGTGAAGATCCAAACGCCGCACTGCGAGAACTCGTGGAGCGGGAAACAGCGCAGCCACCGCCTAGCGGTCAGCAGCGCTAAGCCTCAATAGGCAAGCAACATGGCCGCTCAAACGATCTCGACTCTCGCCTCTCTCGCACGTCCCAACGTCAAGTCTGGCGTTGTGGACCTTCTGTTCCGAAAGACTCCGTTCTTCGATCTGCTCCGCGCAAGCGGTCGCGTCGAAGATGGGGTTGGCCCCTCGCCGTTCAAGTGGAACCTCGTGTACTCCGGTGGAACCACCGAGGTATTCGTCGAGGGTCAATCACTCCCGGCGGTCTCTCGCCAGAGCTTCACGCAGGCATCGCTCGACGCATTCTATGTGCGCGGGCTCTTCGGAATCTCGGGACACGCGAAGGACAACGCCGCAAAGGGCGGGTTCTACGATGACCCCAAGCTCGTCGAAGAAGCGCTGATGAAGAGCGACGTCTTCAAGAAGATCGAAGACACCCTGCTCGGAAGCACGCAGGATCAAGGCATCGCCGCGATCATCGACTCGTCTGGTACGTACGCGGGAATCTCCGCATCGACCATCACGCAGTGGGCCTCGGAAGAGAACGGCTCCATCTCCACGCTCGACGTGGCGGATATGGAAGATCTCTACGAAGAGCTTGTCAGCGCGGCTGGCGGTTCGTCGGTGCCCCGTGGCAACAAGCCCACGACGGTCCTTGCTCCGCCCAACCAGGTGACGAACTACATTCGCACCATCGGCTCCAGCGCAACGACGCCGCTCGTTCGCATCACCCCCGGCGGCGCATTCGACGCGGGCTTTGACCGCGCTCGCGCGACCTTCCAGGGCCTCCCGGTCGTGGAGATCGCGGGCATCACGAGCACCGAGATGTACATGGTCGATGTGAACGACATGACCCTCTTGGTCCACCGAGACCTCAAGATCGATCCGGTCATTGGTTCGCCCGAAGAGGAGAACTACCAGATCTCTACGGCAGTGTGCCTCAAGGTGGAGCACCGCAACTGGCACGGCAAGATGACCGGAATCACCGCGTAATCTTGAAGGAATACAGGAAGTAAACCACAATGAGTGCACACACGTTTGTCTCGACTCTCAGCACCTCGACGACCGCCAAGGGTCTCAAGTCTGCTGTCGTTTCTTTCACCGGCTCGGCGTCCTACGACGCAGGCGGCTCGGTGCTTGACCTGACCACCGCAACGCGCGGCGCGCTCGATGGTTTCACGACCATCTCGGGCGGGCACTTGCTGATGGCAACGCACTCGACGCCGGCCAGTTCGATCAAGTACCTGACGCAGGTTGTGGCGGGTACTGGGGCAAGCCCGAAGATCGTTGTTCGCGACGCCGATGCGGGCACCGCTTGCGCGCAGGTCTCTGGTGACATCTCGGCTGTCACCTTCGTGATGCAGTTTTACGGCACCTGATAGGAGTTCCACAGAGTGAGTGACGAAGAAGAGATCCAGATTCCGCGGACGGATTGGCTGCTAGACTGGGATCGCTCGGTTGATCCCAGACGCCTCCGCTCCTACGTGACCAGCGAGGTACAACGCTTGATCTCCGAAGGGCAGCCTGTTCTGCACTTGGCGATCATGGCGCCTCTCTCCCAGCAGCAAGATCTCACGATCAGCGTGCTTCGAGAGATGGGGTACCGTCCGCGCTTGCGACTCCGCAAGGGCGCGGTTCCTCCCTCTGTGGATGCCGAGGGCCGGCGTCTCCCCAAGGAGATGCAAGGCAAGGTGTTGCGCGCCAAGGTTGGCTATAAGGGCGATGACTCGTCGCTCCGTACCGACCCCATCGCGGCCTCACGATTCTCCGGGCCGATGCGCAACGCACTCGCCCGCACCGAAGGGCTCAACAACTACCGGGACGTGACCAACGAGCCCGACGTGTACAGCCTCGAGGAAGCCATCATCATCTTGCGACAGCACGGCGTGGGCGTGCGTGGCAAGCGTATTCAAGGCAAGAAGCGCGACACCTGGCTGGTCGAGGAAGTGCCGAAACAAGCGGCGCAACCCGAACCCCGCCAGCGCGTAACCGGCTCGCGACCACAACGCGAGCAAGCCTAACCATCCCGCAAAGAGCTGGAATCGGAGCGGCAGAAGGCTCCCCTGTAACCTCCGGCTCGCGGGAGGTACCCACCCCCTTTTGACTCCCAAGGAGCGCTAGAATGATCTTTGTGCCGAAGGCCCAAGCGTACACGCTGGCGCTCTATCTCCCGGCAAGAGCAGACGCAACGCCCACTGCTACGGTGTATTCACC